GATTCTGATACCTTCAATGCAAGACGCAGCTGACCTGGAAGGTCATAATCTGCAACTACGACTCCATCTGCACCTATGTCATCCAATGCATGTGTTAGCATCAGCATTGTATCTGAATGTGGATAATGCCACCTCAGTATTTGCCACGCTTCACGTGCATCCGCTAGATACGCGTACTGTCGCATTAGAGACTCTTGTCTTGAACGGAATTTATGCCGCTCTGGGTATTTCATGCGCAGTAGAATTTCATGTATTGGTCGACGGGGGTAACCGTGTACCCAATAGTGCCCAAGGAAGTTGACCCTATTTGTATAAGGGTCAGCACTCTCTTTTGAAGAGTCCGCGATTTGACTCTTCTCTACGCTAAGGGTGAAACCTAGTTCTGAACACGCACGTGCTAGCTCATCCAAAGGCAATCTTGAATTTGAAGCCACGATCGCGTCATCACCAAGCACCAACACCCTGTCCTTCTTAAGCGCGTGTCCCGAAACACGTGTCCAGGCATAATTAAGAACCAGTAGATTAACTACTGACCCGATAATGCTAGTGAAAGCACTACCAGATGGAATGCCTTTATGCTTTTGAAAGATTTCACCAGTTTCGGTGATTAGCCTCGAGTGTATGAAGTCGTTGATGTACTTTTCCCAGACAGTCTCTTCATCCTCTGTCAGGTCAAGTAGTGGTCTAACGATTCTGAACGCATCTGCGATCATTACCGCTGGCACCGAAGAATCGAAACGCGAAAAATCGATGCTATAGACATACCTGAATCGGGATTGTAGCGCTGCAACTAGCGCTGCCTTTTCCACTCCGTGGAGTCCCCACGCGAACGGTCTCTTTCGTTCGAGCTCGTGTGCGATAGGCTTTGAAAACATGCCTCCAACAATAGTCGTAGGCAACGGCGCCATCCATATGAGCCGAGTTTTTGGACCAGATAGCCCAGGCTGAACGCGGCGACCACCCATATAGGGGTCAAACCCGCGCTTCCCTTCCAGAATGAGACTAGCCAAGTCCATTCCGGCCTGAAGAACTTCGCCATTGCGACGGAAGAAAGGAGCGCCAGAATAAGCAACAGGATCGATGTGATCATGTACAAGCGCATCCATAGCATAAGGCCTTGTCCCTGTTTCCGGACGACCTGTAGCATCTCTCGTTGCAGCGAACGCGGCGCTGTAAGCGGATGTGTCCCACGGTCGAAGGAACGCATGGGCATTAGACCCAAGTGTTCCATCGGAATCTGTAGCTCCCCGTACATCAGAGTGAGAGCTGTCAGAAGCGCCGTAGTCGGATCCAGGTCTCCCGGTCGCATAACCGAATCCCCAGTTACGATGTACGGCCCCATGCCTTCTCGCAGCGGGCGAACTTTCTCCTCTTCGACAGGAGCAAGCTCCGATTCCCGATACGGTGAACGGAACTGTGTTGGTACCTGCATCCTCGGGTCCACTTGCCTCTGATAGCGAATGGATGGCGCTGGCGCTTGGCTTTCCAGGTCCGTGTCTGGTTGTAGACTGGATTCTAGTTGATTTGGTGGCATGAATGGGACAGCCATATCGGTCGAGGCCCTTTTCCACCCATCTGGGATCGGTGACACTCCTATTATCCCTTTCTGTATCCAGCCCAGAGTAGTGCTTATCGATCAACCAACCAAGGAGGAAGTCCTGAGCTGGCGTCACTACAGCACGGCTGAGCCATTGCAGAGCATCGGAAAACCGACGATTTTTCGTTCTGTAAAAGCCCAAATAATCGAGCCCAGCACGAAATCGAAGATTATCGTAATCCGACACAACGATCTGCGGATTATCATCCGCTCGCGCGACAGACATGTCGCTCCTAACTTAAGCTGGCCACGCGGTCCAGTACATTCCCTGGCCTAAGAAATGCACCCTCTCATTGACCATTTACCTCCTGGTCTACGAGTTAGACTCGTCTCTTCGACGATTCCAGATCTCACCTGGCTTGGACGGTGTAATCCAAGAGCGTACACGCCACTGTGCCTTTCGGCCACATGTCATTGCCACACCGGACAATTTACATATGCACATAACGATGTGATCGTACCCGAAGGTAGTAAATG